GAGCATGACTACTATTTTGTTTATTAGGATTTTTCCAGTATTCTACCCAAATATTCATTTTACCTACTCTCTTTGATATAATCTGTTAAACCAAACAAAAGTCCTACAGCTATTCCTGAGATTAGTGGATTTATATCACTGGCGGCCCACAATAAACCCATTATGAAAAACCCTACAAATATTCTATTAATACTTAACATACATTTATTATACCATATTTGAAGAAGTTGTCAAGTGAAGAAACCCATAATATTAGTTTTTCTTTCATGTTCCCAACCGATAACATTGAGAATACCGATTATAGGATCAAGGAAAGCTTTGGAAAATTGTTTTTCATAATCTATGTATGGTTTCAACTCAAACTCATCTGGTAAAGCATTTAACATAGCAATTACGGTATCACCAGTTGGATTAGGTTCTTTTAGATAAGCAAACTTAATCTTCTCACCTTCTTGAATTTTTGGATACTTTCTAGTCAATCGTTTGTTCTGTAAAATCTTATTGTAGATTAAGGAACCTTTAACGTGAATCGGTGTAGACTTTTGATAGATCGATGCTGAATCATGATACTTAGCAAGACCTTTTACCGATCTTGGAAAAGAAACTTCTTCTGCGGGAAGTGTTTTGAACTTAGTCTTGAAGTCTTCGATGTAATTGATTACATCATCTTCTGTTCCATTCATCATAATTTTGAGTGCCTCTTTGAGAGCATTACGGCAAGGTTCTGGTGTAGAACTCTTGACAGCCTCAATACCCATAATCTTTAGTTTAGGCTCATCATACTGAACACCCTCAGAATTATGAACATTCAGAATGTAGTGTTTCTTGCCAGTCCAAATAGCAACCTCTGCCAAGACCTCACGTTTCATTACCATCTTTTGTTCAAATGCATTAACATACTCGGCCATTTCACCATAACATCCATCAATCACATCTTGAATTTTACCTTCACAAACGGTATCCATAAACTTGATAGTTTTTTGTGTATCTTCTCCAAGACCTACCTTCTGAACGAGAGAATCAAGGGCAATGTACAAAGAGTCAGTATCGGAAGCAATAACGTAATCTGTTCCATCTGTTTCTAATACTTTATTTAAGTATTGATTGACTGCTCTCTCAGCCCACCGAATGGAAAGTTGACCCGCAACGGATACGGCCTCAGCATTCCTCACATCATAAAAACGAAACCATTGATTACCAAGGGCTCCGTAAGCTGAATTGAGAGCAATCTTTAAATTAATCTGCATATTGTGATACTGAGCCAATTTGTTAGTATCTGCAGCCTTACCTTTCTTCTGTTCCTTAATCATCAAATCTTTATACTTGACGCGGTCAGTATACATCTTCTCCATGAGAGCAGGAAGAAACCCCTGTTTCTTACGAGTATATAAAGAACCATTTGGAGTCATAGTTAAATTCTTCTCTCTCAAAAAAGAAGTATTTACTTCATCATTAAGAAGAGGTTCTACTAATCCAGACTCTTTATGCATACCTACAATAGTCTCAGGAGAAATATTGTACTGCATTATCAAATGTGGATACAGAGAATTTAAGTCAAAACTAGCAACCCACTTATGCCGACCAATTTGAGGATCTTTCACATAGGCACCCTCATACGCTTCTAATTTGGTTTCATGTTTCTTTGGTGGAACAACAATTTGTTGGTCTTTCAAATGATTAAAGATAATACAATCCCACATCTTCACAGGACTGAACACATCATTGAAGTTACACTTGGCCATGTATGCAAGTGAGATAATCATCTCCAAGAGTTTCAGTTTTTCTTCTAATCTTTCTAATAAGACAACATCACGAACATTATAGTCAACGAACTTCTGAAAGTTTGTTTTGTATAGTTCATGTAGTGAAGAATATTCTGAATAATCTAATTTCTTTTCACCCAACTCTGTATAGGCAATGTGATTCAAAGAATAAGACTCTTGATTGACATAAGTAAACTTCTTGTAAGCATCCATGTAATCAATACTTGAAATACCAACCAGATCAAAAATCTGTTGTTTTCTATTACCAAATAAAGTTATTTCATTCTCTTTGTACCAACCCCAAGGAGAAAGTTTGTTAGCCATTTTTTGACCAAGAACTTTGACTATACGATTGACAAGATATGGAATATCAAAAAACCTTGAATTCCATCCAGTAATAATATCTGGATAATTCATAGACCAATCATTTACAAATTCGAGTAAAAGATGTTCTTCAGTTGTACAAGGAACATACAGAATACCTTCACTTGGTTCATATCCTTGACAACCATATACTCTAAAAGTTTCTCCACAACGATAAGAGATAGCCAAGACTTCTTCATTGGCATTTCTTACATCTGGAAAACCATGTTCAGAACTAGTTTCAATATCAATATATCCAATCTTAATCTTATCTAAATCGTAGTCAATCATACCACGATAATTATCAGAAATAAAAGAATATTGGAACTGGTCAAACCCAAAAACATTACCACCATACTCTTTCATGGCTTGGCGTGACTCTTTCATAGAGCCCCACTTCACAGGAGCAACATTTCGATTATCTAGGGTTTTCCATTGGGGATTTTGAGGTTTGTGAGATTCTACAAATAGGGTAGGTTCGTAGTTCAATTTTTCTTTGAAAGATTCACCACGATCATTAACACCTCTCAAAGCAATGAAATTACCATGAGGCTGTACATTAGTATAAAACATTAAAATTTATCTAGTTGATTGTCAAGGATGGTCTATGTATTTAACATAATTCACTTCTAACTTATCTAAATTATTATAACACAATAAGATGTGTTTGTCAACCCACGAACGCCCGCGATTGGCACCTATCACAAATAAAATTTGTAGATAAACTAGCCACACATATTTCATATTTTCCTCCTATGAGAGAAGGCCTGTCTTGTATTGGGTCTTCCCATTGACTCTTAGAGCCGTCATTGTTTTACTGCGGTTGTTCCCATCAAGAACATAAGAACAATGTACCCATCCGCTATTTGGGTCAACTCCATCATAAAATTCTAAAATGAGTTGGTCAAATATTAAATTTTCAGAAATCCATTTTGCAAGGTCTGGATTTGAAATTTTTGTAGATTCAAAGTCTGCAGCTTGACCATTACAATGCTGACTTGTTTTTGATCCGCCTACTGCCTTGTTCAATGCTGGAGAACGATAACCACTATTAATACGAATAACTCCAAATTCTTCTCTTACTGGTTGTAAAATAAAATTACAGAGATTAACTAAATTAATAACGTGTTCTCTTGTTGCATCATTTGAGATACCCAAACGGTCAGCAGTAGAACTTTTTATCATTTCTTGATACCCAAAGTTTTTTGTCAGGTGTCCGTTATAAGTTGGTATCTTGACTGCCATAATATTCCTTCCTAAGATTTATCTACATCAATTGATCCAGTAGTAGGATCATATTTAACTGTGAATGTCATTTCTATTGGTTTGAGTGTCCCATCAGCTTTAATTATGGGTAATTTTCCTTCAACTGCACCCATCAATGCATCTTTGGCATTATCAAACGTGTGTGATGGATCAGCTTTTATAGCTTTGTCTAATTCTTTTTTTGCACTATCTGGAAGTAAATCATCTATCATACTTTCCACATGCTCTGTTGCTAAATCTGTTGCTTTGTCTACGACAAGACTAGAAATAACATTGAATAATAATAAGGGTAACATTATTTTCTATCTCCTAATCCAGTATTATATTTTTGGATGATATAGGAACGGACTAAACCGCTTCTGACTATATCACCAATATCAAACTCACATGAATAGAATTCTTTCATTTCGTTGATAATTTTTATAAACTGACCTAATCCAGCCTTTTCTTCATCATCTCTGAGGTCAGTTTGATCAAAATCTCCTGAGAACATGATTTTAGAATCCTGACCAACTCTGGTCATGATTGTATCCAACTCATGGAAGTTTAGATTTTGACATTCATCTACAAGGACTATAGCATTGTCTAGGGTAATCCCTCGTAAGAAGGATGTGGATAGAAATGCTACATTTCCTTGTTTTTTTAATTCTTCTTCCAAGTTCAA